GAAAGGGTCACCAGAGCCCAAGTTCCATTTGATGCTTGCCTTGTAGAGATTTTCTGCCAAGGATTTGACGTAGGCCATGGATCTCAACCGCAAGTACAGCTCGGTCACGTGCTCGGGCACCCCCGCCATCTCCAGAAACATGCAGTAGGCGATGACGTGGGCGGGTCTGTGGGTGCTATCCTGCCGCGTCAAGTCAATTTGCAAGTTGCCGCTGTCCTCGATTCTTGCCCCCATTCCAGAAGTCATCATGTAGGCGCTCAGTTCATGGTCGGAGAAACCAGTGTCGGTCACGAAGTCTTCCCTATCAGTGTCGTTCATGAACTTGTATCCCAAGCGCGCCCAAGGTGCGAAATAATTGAGCATCTCGGGCGAATTCGAGATGATTGTCTGCCCGTGAGTTTCCCCTCCGACCAGCCCGGGCTTGACTTTGACTTGGGTCTTGAGAAAACTGGTGCGCGTGAGACTGTGAGCGCTGAAGTTGAAGGGGTCGTTCCAGCTAGCCAGGAAAGCGGGAGCGCGGGATGTGATGTACTCATAGCCGAAATGTCCAACAGCGTGTGTCGTCCAAGATTCTTTCATGAAGGCTTGACAATATCGATCGAACATCACCTTGGCGTCTGAGATGTCCTGAACGCTGATGTTCGCGCTCTTGGGTTCATTGAGCTGTCGGAGGAGCACGTTTCGCAGGTCATTGAAACGGTCTCTCGCCATCTGTATGTCCCCAAGATTGAAAACGCCCGGGAGGTGACACCGCATCTTTGGGTCTTGGCCCCAAGATAGTTCCCCAACACTGTTGAGTCCGTGTGCGGCTTCGGCTATCAGGTCGAGCTGCTCTTTGTACTCGCGCCTTGACACATGTTGGACACGAGGGCCTAGCACTTCAGCTGCGAGCTTGATGCTGACCAAATCGCGCAAGTCGTGATCCGCCGGCACTACCACTGGGTCAACATCTGGGTTGACGCTGTAAAGCCAGTCGCCGGTGCGCTCACTGAAGTCCAACGACAGCGCTGCGTGGTCGACGATATCGCCCAGTGCGGGTCTCGGGCCATACATCATGTCCAAGTCGCCAGGGTGCCGTGGGCGTCCAGCCAAGAGTTTGCTCTGCGACTTGCCATCTATAACCTCGATGTACTCGGTCGGGATGGCCGGGAAAGCATCGCTGAAATCGCTGCGTGGTAACTCAATTATCAGGCGTTCGGTGTGGCGAGTGAAGAGAACGCTCTGGACAGCAAGCATGTGTTGAAACCACTTGTGCTTGTTGCGAGGCAACCCAGACGTGAAATAGTGTTCCTTCACCCTGGTGCCTTGGGCTTGGGTGACGGAGATCATCAGGCGGCCGTGAGGGTCCAACACTTCCTCAGCGTGCAGTCTTGAGCGAGTGTAAAGCGCTTTCCCGGGGAAATCCTCAACCACAGGCTGTCGGTCTAAACAAACCACACTGCTAGTGACCCGACTCTTGGTGCGATAAGCGTCGGAATTGGCAAGACCGTTGGCATGGAGAAAGCAAAGCAACGCATCCTGGGGCAATGTGAAGGCGTTACGCATTGACAAACGTGGACCTAGCAGTGGGGCTTCACCGAAAACGGCATCTTCCTCTGTGCGGGCAGCATGCTGGAAAGCGTCACCGAGAACAATGACTTGTTTCACTCGATAGAAGCGCGCCAAACTGAGCCACCCAGCAAGCAGTCGCTTGGAGAGGAGGTTTGCTTCGTCGATGACCAGGACTGAGAAACGTCCTTCTGTCGGAGCACGGTGCTGCGTGACCACTGTGGTGTCCTTATTTACGCGCAGAGACCACTCCTTTGCCAGTTTGCGCGTCGGGCAAACGACCAGGCCTTTTCGCTGGACTATTATCTCACGAGCAAGAGTGGATTTGGCGCTCGCAGGTATACCGTCCAGGGTGAGTGAAGGATGGCGATAAATCGCCCCTCTTTCGCCCACGCTCTTCTCAACGGTGGCCCAGAAGCCCTGCACGATGTCCGCTAGAGAGTCGTGACCGTCGGCTTCATCCATGTCCGCTACGTCGGCTTCCGCCATCTCCGCCGGGTCAAACCAAAGTTCGCTCTTCTTGGCCGGTCTGGACAACAAACGCTGAGCCAAAAGTCTGGCACCTCGATCCGGGCAGGGGATTACCAAGTCTGGTTCCACGTCCAAAGTTAGGCAGAGCTCATCGAGAGATGGGAAGCGTTCGCTAAACTCCAGTTGGGAGGGACTGGGGTCAGGACCATTCTCGAACGAAATTTGTCCATCGAAGGTGATCTCCCCGTCATGGTATACCTTGGTTAGTTTGGCGTGAGCGGCCAAAGTATACATTCGGACGGGAGCGCTAGTGGCAGGCAGAGAGCAAGAGGAGGCTGCTGAACGATGCGTTGTCTCCGAGAGCGCTTCCGTGCTCATCGTGGTGTCAGCTTCCGTCTCAGCTTTGACTTCGGGGACCTCAGGGCCCTCACTCTTCCCCACGAAACTCTCTCCGGGAGTTTCACACTCCTCTTCATCGTCAAGAGCATTGACCTCGACCTCTTGTCTCAGCTCTTCCTCTTCCGATGGATCATGGTTGTCACACCAGGCATCCAAGGCGCCGGCCCGAATCAGGGAGTCGGAGAAACGAGCTAGCTCGCAGTGCGTAAGCAAGCGCATCGTGTGCTGTCCAAGGGACATACTGTCAGCGTTTCTCGACTCGTTGATGAGTTCGTCGTAGGCAGGGAAAGGCCAACTGTTCTCCTGCCGCATCTTCTCTTCACGTTTCTCTGCTCCGCTCTTGACAGGTGGAGGCCGCCACGTCTTGAGCACTGATGAAGGGGGAAGCGTGTCCGGCGCGTTGAAAGTGGACATGTCGGGTGCACAGTTTCGAGGAAAACGATTGCAGTGCCTGATCCGATAAGTGCCATGTTCGCTGTAGGGATCTTCCATACGACCATTTTGTGCCTTCATGTTTTGAATGGCGTCTTGAGCTCTCTCCAAGAAGCCATCTTCAAACATGTGTGGGGTCCTCCTCCAATTGCCAAGGGTGAAGGTGTTGAAGAGAAAATGTTTCGTTTTCTCAGCAAGACCTTTTGACATGCTCCCGTACCACCAATCCAAGTAGCTCAAGCCAGTCGCAAAGGTGATCATATGATCACGACGTTGCATCTCTGCGCGTAGTGAGGCATGCGTGATCACGCTGTTGAACTGGTCGGCCGTAAGCTCCCAGCGAGGCAACAAAATTTGTGAAGCCACTTTCACTTCAGCCTGTTGACCGCGCACCTTGTTGGCAATACCCTCGAAGCTGTTCTTGCTGAAGGGGACCGTGGCAGCAAAAGCAGTGACGTTGTTGAAGCGGTTGGTGGGTACCACAAAATGACGGTCCTCGTCAGGGTGGAAACGCCAGCTCGGTTTGAGTATTGGCAAGATGTAGAAATCACCACAGCTTTGTTTGAAGCAGGTGACATACTCTTCCTGCCTACCGGGAGTGACCATGAGGTGCATAAGGTAAATGCTCCCTATGTGTCTCATCTCTTCCAGTAACACATTGTAGCCGTCCGTAACTGGCACCGATCTGGCCCAACTCATCATGTCCACTTCATCATTCACGTAGCCACCACTAGCGCTGGACAGGTGGTACATGCGAATTTTTCCCGCTTTTCGCTCATATCTCACCTCCAGATCATTGTCAACGTAATTGTTGATTCTCGGGTCAACGAAAGGGAGGGGGATGTGTACGGCAACCAGTGCGTCCCTTTGTCGGTTCAGAATCATGCTTTTGACGACCGTGCTGACGTTGATATCTTGGCCACTGAAGGGGAGGACCAACACGGTGTCAGGAAAAGCATGGATGCAATGTTGTAGGGGACTACGGCAAGCTACAGCATTGGCAAAATTGACGATCGCGGGGTCGTATGCGCTCTCGTGACGATAAGCGTCCCTACCACTCAAATAGGGTGCATGATTGTGCACCACATTTGGCAGAGATGCTACCTGGTGAGGTGACCCGCCGGCAAGGACAGCTGGTTTTCCCAGGCGACGAAGTTCATGAGCAATTAAAGAGTTGCAGACTCTTCTCACGAGCGCCACAGCCGCATGGGGTTGCCTGTACGTGTACCTTTTGTAGGCGAACTCAGGGGCGAACTGGTGCATCAACTTCTCAAAACCCGGTTGACAACTGTCGGGGACTTTCATGGTGTACCTTGCCTCAAGGTCTCGGCGCATGGCGGTGAGGCTGTTGACAGATGAGGTGTGCAGTGCTGCGGCAGTCCCCTGCATAGTGCCAATTCGGTTGGCAATTACCATGAGCGATTCATCATGGGCGGCTAAAGAAATGGGCACTGCACCTGGCAGATCCGGCGGCGGTCTGAGAGCTGCCCGGTTGGCATACTCAAGAGCAAAGCAGTTTACATCCTGCTTGTCGACGTATAACACTTTGCTTTCGTCGATTATGGCACGAACATTTGGAGGGATGGTCAAATCTTCGCCCAACCAGTTAATGAAGTGTAGCACGGGGATTATGAGTGCTACGGGGATCGCGGCTGTTTTGAGGAGCAACACAAGGTGATGCACGGATTGACACGCGGTGGCGATGTAATGTGATGCCGGGAGGTGCACGGCAGGGATCGTGGGTAAGTGCGGGAGAGAGAAAAGGGATTGTATGTGGTTGGCGGCCCAGGTATGCACTTCTGGGGTGGCGCCAATTTTGGCTCCGTATAAGGCGGAGGCGCAAAGGCTGACGCGAGTGGCGCTCGCGCTGAGGTAGGCCTTAACGCCCATCGGGCGAGAGTGGTGAGGTCAGTTTGGTTTTGTGACGGTGTAATCGTTGTGAGGATGGATGAAGCAAAGTCGTTGGATTCAAAGGTACACCACTGTGTGCACCACCGTTTGCTTATCAACCTAAACGATTAACGTCGG